CAACAGTCTCAGAACTCCGTACAACACTTGGAGTCGGTACTTTGTATCCAGATGCAACCTTGCAGGAAGTGTGTGATGCATCTGATGCCGTCCTACTTCCAATGCTTTGGGCTCCTAAGTGGTTCGCAGTAGCGCACAGCAATGTCGTGGGCACTGGCACTCTATATTTTGACATTCCTGTCACAGATATCTTCTATGTCGGACAGACTGTAACTATCTCTAATTCCGGTACTAAATACAATGGATCTAAAACTATTGCTAGTGTCGGTGCTTATTCGATCTCAGTGCCTACGACTCACACAGTCGTACAACCTAAGCATCCTATTGAGCCTTTTGGCACAGTAGCAGCTGAGACTTACACAGACTGGACAACAGACACAGCAGTTCAGAACGCAGCTTTGATGATATCTGTCGAAATCTGGCAAGCGCGTACAGCCACCCTTTCAGGCAGTAACGCTGTCGATTTCCAGCCAAGCCCTTACCGAATGAGCGCACAGCTTCTCGCTAAGGTGCGAGGATTGATCGCTCACGCACTTGATCCGCGTTCGATGGTGGGATAATGCCCGTTGCCGTCACTACTCTTAGAACCACATTAGCCACTGCTCTAGTCGATAACGCTAAGTGGCAGACCTTTGCTTTTCCACCTGCGACAGTATTGGCAAACTCTGTCATCGTGTCTCCAGATGATCCTTACCTAACACCTAGCAACAATCAGCATATAAGCATTAGCCCAATGGCTAATTTTAAGATTGTTATGACTGTGCCATTGTTTGACAATGAAGGAAACCTTAACGGGATAGAAGATACAGTTTGTAGCGTGTTCGCTAAGCTCGCTGCATCATCTTTAACCTATAATGTAAGCGCGATAAGCGCACCAAGTATTCTCAACGCTGCATCGGGAGACCTTTTAAGCTGCGAGATGTCCGTATCAATCCTTACGAGTTGGAGTTAATATGTCCGAGTGGGAAAAAGAGAACGAAGCCTTCCTGATCAAGATCGGGCAGGTAGCACCAGCAGTATCAAAGCCAGCAACTACTAAGAAGGACGAGGAATAATCTCATGGCTGTATTTCTAAATAACAATGTAGGTGTGAAGATTAACTCAGTCGATCTTTCAGACCATGTAACAGCAGTAACAATCAACCGCGTTTTTGATGAGCTAGAAGTTACCGCAATGGGTGACTCATCTCACAAGTTCGTTAAAGGACTAGAGTCATCAACAGTAACGATCGACTTCCTTAACGACACAGCTTCAGCGAATGTATTGGCAACACTACAGGCAGCATGGGGAACAACTGTTACAGCAGTATTTCTACAGACAAAGGGAACAGCAGTCTCAGCGACTAACCCTTTGTACACTGTTTCATTGCTAGTAAACAACACAACAGACATTAACGGTGCTGTTGGCGATATGTCTACTCAGTCAATTACATTTACTGCTAACTCAACAGTCGCAGTAGCATCAACAGGCACATTCTAAACAAACTATAAAGGGGCAAACTCATGGCAAAACTAAAGATAGTTCGTACAGATGGAAGCGTACTAGAAGGCGAGATCACTCCAGCAGTGGAGTACTCATTTGAGCAGTACGCTAAAAAGGGCTTCCATAAGGCGTTCCGCGATGAAGAAAAGCAGAGCGATGTCTATTGGTTAGCATGGGAAGTAACACGCAGAGCAGGTGAATCTGTTAAGCCTTTCGGGATTGACTTTATCGAGACACTTAAAAGTGTTGAGGTGCTTGATTCAGACCCTTTAGCTTAAAGCGCGATCTTCCGTTCACCTATCTAATTGCTAGGCTAAGCATTAGATTGGGAATCGCGCCACAGCAGTTGTTGGATCTAGATAAGACCATGCTCGATGCATTAGTGCAGGGGCTCAAGGATGAAGCGAAAGAGGTGAGCGATGCCAACAGAGGTAAAAGGCGCAATCGCACTTCGTAAAGCTCTTAAAGAGTTCACGCCTGATCTTGCTAAAGAGACGCAAAAAGAAATAGCAGGAATCCTGAAGCCTATTACTGCAAAGGCTCGTGGGTTTATTCCATCTAACGCACCTCTAAGTGGATGGGCTAAAAGTAATAACGGCACTTGGGGTAATCGAGTCTGGTCATCTTCTGATGCCAAGCGTGGCATTGGTTACAAGACAACGCCATCTAAAGTCAATCGCTCTGGATTTCGTTCTCTTGCTAGTGTATTTAATGCTTCACCTTCTGGATCTATTTATGAGACTGCCGGTCGATTAAATCCACAGGGCAGACCACAAGCTCCATTGGTAGAAGTAGTAGCACCAGGACATTCTAATTTTGGAAAGAAGATCCGATCTGGATCTAAGGGTCAATCTCTTAGCAATAATCCTAATGCGGGTCAGCAATTTATCGATGCTATGAGTCGCACCTCACCTATTGTCAATGCTTATCAAAGACAACAAGGACAAGCTGGTCGCGCTAATCGTAAGATGAAGGGTCGTGCAATCTTTCGCGCATGGGCTGAAGATGGCGGAAAAACTAACGCGGCAGTTATTAAGGCTATTGAGAAATCTAAAGCGAAATTTGATGCAGCAGTGGGGGTTAAATAATGGCTCAGCCATCGGTACTCATTAGTTTAGCAGCGGAGTTTGTAGGCAAAAAAGCATTTAAGGAAGCTGACTCAGCAACCACAATGATGACTAAGAATGTCAAGAAATTGGCAGGGGCATTAGGTCTGGCTTTTAGCACAAGAGCTGTTGTCGCTTATGGCAAAGCATCCGTAAAGGCTTTTGCACAAGATGAAGCAGCGGCGAACAGACTAAGCCGAGCAGTTGAGAATTTAGGAATTGGTTTCGCTAATCCTGCTATCGCTGATTACATTGGCAAGTTAGAGAAATCCGCAGCGATTGCCGATGACATTCTTCGCCCTGCCTTTCAGGGTTTGCTTACCACTACTGGTTCGTTAGTCCAATCTCAAAAGCTTCTTAACGATGCAATTACTATCAGTCGAGCATCTGGCATCGATCTAGCAACAGTCTCAGAGGATCTTGCTAAAGGTTATGTCGGAATTACTAGAGGTCTGACTAAATACAATACAGGTTTAACCAGAGCAGAATTAACATCCAAGTCATTTAACGAGATTCTTGGGGTTATCTTAAAGAGATCAGCGGGAGCAGCAGAAGATTATCTTGGCTCAACTGCTTATTCTTTGGATACTTTGACCATCGCGACAGGTAACGCATCAGAGATAATCGGTGGTGGTTTAGTAGATGCCTTTGCTGCTATCGGTGGTGGCACAGAAGCCACAGATGCTGCTTATGCAATCGAAAATATCGCAAGTGCATTGGCTAAGGTAACAGCCCAAACAGGTCGTACGATTGGTGTCATTCCGACTCTTCTTCAGAATCTAAAGAAGCTGCCTAAGGAAATCTTCCAGGGTTTTGCAGGTGCTCAAATTGGTGTCAATATCATACCACCAGTAAAAAAGGCAGAAGCTAAACTTACAGTTTCTGAAAAAAGACAACAAGAACTTTTAGCAAAACTTGAGAAAGATTCCTTAAAACGAGAGCGCGAAAGACTATCTCTAAAGAATAAGCAATTAGTTACAGACAAAGCTAAAGCTCTTGTCGCTAAAGGCGAACTTGCCCTTAACAAGGGTGAAGAAGTCTTTGACATGGAAAAGATCCAGAACGCAGCAGCTCTCAAGAATCAAGCTGAGCAACTAGGCAAAGCGACCAATGGTGCACAGATGCTACAGATTGCTAATGACACGGCTCGCCTTAATGTTAAGAAGTCAATCTCTGATTTAGAGGATGCTATGGCTTCTAAAGATGAAGCAGCGATCAAGGCTGCCACATCCAAACTTAATGCAGACCTTGGCATCCTAGCTGCTTTAACTGGGCAAGATGCAAAACTAGTAACTATTAAATCAATCCTTGACACGCTCAAGCCAAAGGATCTAATTAACTTAGATAACCTGAAGCAAGCATTGGATTTACTAAAGCAGATTGCCATGCCTGTTGGTGGCGGTGGCGCAGCATCCTTAGCCGCTCCTTCTATGCCTAGCAGCTTAAACCCTATTTCTGGGGCTGGCGGGGTTAGAGCACCAAGAGGATTTACTAAAGAAGAACTACAATACTTTGAGGATCTAAACTCAGCCATGTATGCAGACTTATTTGCTGGTGGTAAAAATCCTTTTGCTACATCTTCATCTTCTGGCACTCCAGTTACCATCGTAAATAACTTTGGCGTTGTGGGAGACCCTAATGCAGCAGCCGAGCTCATGAACCAAACCCTGCAACAAGCTATTGATCGTGGAACTTTGAGAGTTACTGCATAATGACATGGTTTCCAGAGTGGCGAGTAACAGTAGGTGATGATGTCTATACAACTGTCACCTCTGTTTCCTATGCTTCTGGTCGCTTAGACATTGATCGCCAACCTACAGCAGGTTACTGCCAGATACAGATCATCAATACGACTAATGCACCTTTTACGATCAATGTAACAGAGCCAGTCCTTTTAGAGCTTAAAAATTCTGCTGGAACTTATGTCAAGGTATTTGGTGGAGAAGTATCAGACTTTTCTATTGGAGTCAGAAGCCCAGAAGAAACAGGCTTTATTACTACTGGCACAATTCTAGGCATAGGCTCACTGGCTAAACTAACCCGTGCTGTTTATAACACTGCACTTTCAGAAGCCTTAGATGGCGCACAGATAGCAGCAATCCTAAACGCTGCTTTGACTTTGTCATGGGCAGAAGTAAACCCCGTTACGACTTGGGCAACATATCCGCCTACAGTCACTTGGGCTAATGCTGAGTCTTATGTGGGTGAAGTTGATTCAGGCTTCTATACCATGATTAGCCAAGCTGCATCAAAGAGTGAGAAGTCCAGCAGTTTAGTCGATCAGATCGCTACCTCTGCATTGGGTCAGATGTACGAAGATTCACAAACTGGAAATGTCTGTTATGCCGATGCCGATCACAGAAGCAACTATCTTGCAGCCAATGGTTCTACAGAGTTTGATGGCTCTTATGCCACACCTACAAGCATTAAGTCCACTACCCAGATATCTCGTATTCGTAACTCTTTGATCTATCGTTACGGCACAGGTTACGCATCAACCTACAGTGCTTCAGATTCAGCCTCTCAAGCTACCTACGGGCTTTATGAGAAGTCTGCCGACTCTAACATTAAGAACCTTGCGGACATCACTGCTATTGCCACCCGTGAACTTGGATTGAGAAGTTTGCCACGCACCCAGTTTGAGGCTGTGACTTTTCGCCTAGATAACCCAGACATGCCAGATGCAATGCGTAACGACTTGATTGCCGTATTCTTTGGTCAGCCAGTAGTTGTGACCAATTTGCCTACTAACATGTTTGATGGCTACTTCTCTGGCTTCGTAGAGAATGTGGCTTTAAGAGCTACACCTACTTTTGTGGATCTAACCCTTTATATCTCACCTACGGACTTTTCTTTGATTGCCCCAACATGGGCAACAGTAAGCCCTAATAACATCCTCTGGAGTGGCGTAAATGGTACACTACAGTGGTCTAAAGCGATCGGAGCTCTAACCTAATGGCAACTACTACACCTAATTTTGGTTGGCCTGTACCAACCTCTACAGACCTTGTAAAGGATGGCGCAGTAGCCATCGAAGGTCTAGGAGATGCAATCGATGCTTCTCTGCTTGATCTAAAAGGTGGCACGACTGGTCAGGTATTGGCTAAGGCATCTGGCACAGACATGGACTTTTCATGGGTTGCACAAGATGACAGCAACGCTATTCAGAATGCAATCGTTGATGCTAAAGGCGATTTAATTGCAGCAAGCGCAGCCGATACACCTGCTCGCTTAGCAGTAGGTACCAATGGTCAAGTGCTAACAGCAGACTCTACTGCTGGCACTGGTCTAGCATGGACAACACTTACATCTGGCGCAACAGTTAAGTCAGTGCGAAAGTCATCTGATCAGACAGTTACTAGCAGCACAACACTAGTTAATGATTCACAGTTAAAGTTTGCAGTAGCAGCCAATGAAACTTACATCTTCCAGGCATGGCTTTACACCTATGCCGCTGATGGAACTCCAGACATCAAAGTCACCTTTACTGGGCCATCAGGATCCACAGTCCTTTGGTCATCAAGCCAAGTAATCTTTAATGCAGGCGGCTCAACTACTTTGACAGTTGTTTCAGCAGGTGGAACCGCAGCAGATTTGTTTGTTGATGCTAACAATCGTGCGATTCAGTTATACGGCACAATCTCCAATGGTGCTACTGTTGGAGATGTCCAACTGCAATGGGCACAGAATACAAGCAGCGCAAACGGCACTTCAGTTAAAGCAGGATCTTCTATCTTCGGAATAAAGGTGTGATGATGAGTCAAATAATTACAACTAAGAAAATCAACATCGATCAACTAGGACATGAGTCCGGTATCGACATGAACATCATTTCTGAGCCAACAGGCGAAACAATCATTAACTCATCCGTAGAACAATCAGTATTAGAAGGTTTTGTTGATGCTCACAAAGCAGATGACAAGTGGATCAATCCAACACCTGCAAAAGAAGAACCTACTATCGCTGAGAAGTTAGCAAGCGTTGGTTTATCTGTTGATGATTTAAAGGCTGCACTTGGACTGTGAAGCCACAACTAAGTAAAGCTGCCAAGCAATTACGCGAGCAGTTCGATGACACATTCCCAAGTCGTGACCGCACATCGGATGGTTGGATTGGTGATACCCGACATCAGGCTAAGCCTAGCGATCATAATCCCGATGCTAATGGCTGGGTTCGTGCCATCGATGTTGATCGTGATGTCAGTGGTAGGAGTAAACCAGACCTCATGCCAGATATTGCAGATCAGATTCGTCTCCTATGCAAGTCTAAAAAGGAACGCAGAATTACCTACATTATCTTTGATGGTCGAATTGCCTCAAGCAAAAAGGGTTGGGCATGGCGAGAGTACACAGGGGCTAACAAACACAACCACCACTGTCACATCTCGTTTGCGAAAGAAGCTGACAATGATGGGGCTTTTTTTCAGATACCTATGTTAGGAGCAAGTAATGAATGAACTAAAGACAGCAGCAGGATCTTGGGCTAGAGCCTTCTTAGTAGCAGTTATCTCGATGGCAGCAGCAGGAGTCACAGACCCTAAGGCACTTATCGCAGCAGGTATTGCTTCTATCCTTCCACCTGTACTGCGCTACCTTTCACCTAATGATCCTTCTATGGGTATCAAGAAGTGACACAGGCAGACTTTTTTGAGCTCTACATAGCCACACTCGTAACATTGGGTGGCTTGGCTGGCTTTGTCATCACACACCTTATGTCTGAAATCAAAAGACTTAACGGGCGTGTCGATGAGATTTATAACCTTCTTCTAGAGCGATAATTTTCCTATGGCAAGAAAAGCAACTAAAGCATTAGAAGAGCAGGGCTACTCAAAGCTTGATGCTTATTGCATTGGGCTTTATGAGTATTTTCTATCGTTAAAGCGAGCAGGGTTCGCTGAAGATATTGCTATGTTTATGATTACAGAGCCACAGGCTTACCCTCATTGGATTCTGCCTGATCAAGTACCGCCTGAGAAGCTAGGCGATTACGAAGATGAGGATGACGATTAAGCGAATAGTCGTAGTGAGTGACCTTCAGGTTCCTTATCATGACAGGGTTGCAACTCGTAACCTTGCTAGTTTTATATCTAAGTTTAAGCCAGACCAAGTAGTAACCATTGGCGATGAGATCGATCTACCCCAGATAAGCAAGTGGGAAGAAGGTCGCATGGGCAGTTATGCCCAGACCCTAGACGATGACCGCAACGAAGCAGTGCAGCTACTCTGGGATTTAGGCGTTACAGACTGCATAAGGTCTAACCACACGGATCGCCTGTACAACATCATCATGGCTAAAGTACCTGCCTTTGGTGCTTTGCCAGAGCTGCGCTTTGAGAAGTTCATGAAGTTTGATGAGCTAGGTATTACCTTTCATAAGAACCCTATGCCTATTGCACCTAACTGGATTGCAGTACATGGAGACCACACACCGATAAAGCCACAAGGGGGCTTATCAGCCCTAGAAGCAGCCCGTAGGCATGGTAAGAATGTCATCTCAGGACATACTCACAGAGCCGGCCGTTCGGCCTTCTCAGAGGCTTCTGGGGGTCGTATAGGGCGTGTCTTGCATGGTGTCGAAGTAGGTAATCTCATGGACTTTAAACAGGCTGCGTACACTAAGGGCGTGGCTAATTGGCAGCAGGCTTTCGCAATCATTTATGTAAACAAAACTAAAGTCCAGGTAGATCTAATCAACATCGAAAAGGACGGCACCTTTATAGTTGCTGGAAAGTCCTACGGCAGACCTAGATAATCGTTATAAAGTCGTTACCTAAATGTGCTTGATTAGTCGGTCACTTCTGTCACACTAATCTCGTAAGCCAGTCAAGGGCACTGGATACAGATAGGTAAAACAATGAGCTTTGAGATGCCAATTATAGTGCTGCTACTCGC